CATGATAACCTCACTTAAACCTGTGTTTAACTTGGCATTTTAAAAGATTAGATAACTAATTTATTTAACCTCTATTCTATTAGACGTATAATGTTAAAAAAAGTTTTAAAACAATTAAGGTAATATTATGGCAAGATATAAATAGCTTTAAACCTTTGGTTTATAAGTGTTCTCGGTTTGTTCTCATTTAAAAAAAGCGAAATTCTAACACAAAAATGCGGCACAAATAAGGCGGCATGTGGGGCCAGGCCCCTTAATTCTGACACAATTTGTTCCCCTTTTGTTCTTTTTGAAAAAATCAATGTCCAAGCAGAAAAAAAGATATAGCACCCCCACCCCAAAAAATCTCCGATGGGCCCTATATATAATACACCTCAAAAAATTTTAGCAAATTTGGAGGTTTTAATGAAAGTTGCGCGGGAGAGGTTCCATGTGCCCCCTGGATTCAGCTTTCCAGCTTTCCCAAGGTAAGGGGGCAACGGGGCGGTGTGCGGGTTCTGTGTAAATACTGTGCGGGAAAATTGCGGGGAGACGCGCCGAGAGAGAATGGCGCTTGTTTAAGTCTCCCCGACTTACAGGAGACGTGCAGTTTAGAACTGCACACTGATATTCTACAACATTTACACTTGCAATTCAAGTATTAATGTTGTATACTATGTATATGACGAAGGCAACGAGAATGAAACAGCCCGAGTCGGCGGTAAAGCTGACTCCCAAGCAAGAGGCATTCTGCAATGAGTTCATCAAGGATCTCAATATAACGCAGGCTGCCATGCGGGCGGGCTATTCTCCCAAACACGCGAGGAATAATGCATATGCTCTTACACAAGATCCTGCTATTGTTCAGCGTATCGCTGAGCTTAAGTCAGAACAAACAAAGCGTACTAAAATTGAAGCGGATGACATACTTCGCCGCCTAGTACGTATCGCTGATAAGACTGAGCAGGAAGGCGATTACAACGCGGCTATCCGCTCCTTGGAACTATTGGGCAAGCATCAGGCGATGTGGACTGATAAGAACATTACGGAGATGGAAGTGCGCAACGCTTTCGCTACAGGAAATTCAGATGCCGATATCGCTCGCGATATAGAACGACTTAAACGAATAGCGACACCTAAGATTAACAAGGAACAACTTAACTAAGGAGCAGCAAAATGACAGAATATGTAAAGAAAAAGGATATCAGATCGCCAAGACCTAAAACTATACAACATGTTGATAAAGGAGATTTTAGAAAACCTGAAGGCAAATCCAAAGCAGATATTGTCAAGGAAAAAAGTTTCGTAGCTAAACAAAGAATAAAAGAAAAAGAGAAAGCACCTTCTACTAAAGAAAAGAAAGATTTAGATGCAACGCCGAAAAGAAAATCTACACATCCAATTTTTAAAAATAAAGGAAAATCTATAGAGATTCAAAAAAGAAAAGAGGATATCAAGGAACATGGCACAGCTACACCTGAGAAACATCCAGCTCATGATCCAGACAAAGGCGGAGGAATCCATAAAGGAAAACCACCTAAAGGTGCGCAAGCTGCGGAACCTAAAATAGTTCCAAAGAAAAAACCTTTATCACCTGAGCAAAAGAAAAAAGACAAGGCTATCATGAAGGCGGAAGAAGCCCGAAGAAAGAAAGCTAAAGACAAAGCAGCTAAGAAAAAATCAGACGCTAAAGCAGTAGCTACTAGAGAAGATGCAAGAAAGCCTAAGAAGAAAGAAGCTACGAAGCAAGCTGAGACTGGAACAAGAGAAACAAGTTATGAAGCTAGAGTAAAAGCGTTAGTAGCTAAGAAAGCTAGTCTGTCCAAAAAGGAAACAGCGGACGGTCGCAGTGAATACCAGGTTCAAATGAATAAATTGAAAAAGGAAAACAAGAAAGCTTGGAAGAAAATGTTCAAAGGCGGAAAGTTGAAAAAGAATTAAGGAGGACGTATGACAATTAAGACTGTAAAATCACATCCAGTTGCAGGACCTTATAATAATACTCGTTACATAGCAAAAGCTAAACAGGGGAAAAATAATACTTTTACCTGGAGTGAAAATGCTGAGGATTACGATTATAATGATGGGGTTCATGTATGGGATATTTATAATCTCCCTGACGGTGTGAAACCAGATATTGGCAATAAAACTAAAATAAGTAAATAACTCAACTAACACAGGAGATAGTATGAGCACTCGCGTATTAACGCCAACACTTGAGGAATATGATCCAGACAATCCTCCTGCTGACTTGTATGAAAAGTTAGCGATATGGGGTGGCAAAGCATATGTCATTAACAAGTGAAGATAGGGATGCGGCTACTAGATTAGCAATTCATCAGGCACGTGATGATTTGTTGGCATTTATTATGCTAATGAATCCATCATTTAATGTTGGTCCGCATCATCGTTTACTATGTGATGAATTAATGCTTTTGGAAAAAGGTGACATAGATCGGTTAATGATCTTCATATCTCCTCGTTCCAGTAAATCCCTCATAGCATCTACATATTTTCCAGCATGGGCGCTCGGGCGCAATCCATATTGGCAGGAAATTGCTGTATCTCACAGTGATGACTTGGCAACTAGATTCGGTCGTGCCATCCGGGATATTATTAATACAAGTGCATATCAAACAATCTTTCCTCGTACAAACATACGCCGTGATAATAGATCGGCAAACTCATGGGCATTGGAACATAAGAAGAAACAGGCAGGATCTTTCCTAGCGGCAGGTTCTGGTTCGGGTATTGCGGGTTTTGGTGCGCATTTAGCTATCATTGATGATCCAATATCCGAGCAAGATGCTTTTTCAAAGGCAAGAAGAGATACATTAAACGAATGGTATTCCTCAGGATTGCGTACAAGACTGATGCCGGGGGGCAAAATAGTTCTTGTTATGACTAGATGGCATGAAAATGATCTGGCGGGTTATCTATTAAACCAGGAATCAGGTTCGCCAATGACGGATAAGTGGGAAGTAGTGCAAATTCCTGCGTTAAATACTCCAGAAGCTGCAAAAGGATTGAATGATTGTAGGAAAAAACTAATAAAACAGGGGTATTTAACTACTAAATATCCTAAATTAAAAGAAGGTGAATCATTTTGGCCTGCAGCTGACAGGGAAAATGGATTTTGTTGGACGACTGAAGAGATACTTCGTACAAAAAATAACACTCCTAGCTTTAAATTTGATGCATTGTATGGACAAGCGCCAACTTCAGAGAAAGGAAACATAATTAAGACGGAATGGTGGCAGGATTGGGAGAAAAATGAGGCTCCTGAGTGTACATATATCATACAATCGTGGGATACGGCGTTTTCTACCAAGACAACTGCCGATTATTCAGCAATAACGACATGGGGAGTCTTTGGTGACGGCTTGGGACCCCCTAATCTATGCTTATTGGGGGCAACTCGTGGAAGATGGGATTATCCTACACTGCGGCAGAAGGCAATTGACAAGTTTGAGGAACATAAACCTGATTCCATACTGATTGAGAAGAAAGCCTCTGGTCAATCCCTGATTCAGGACTTAAGAATGGCAGGATTACCTATATTTGAATTTCAACCTGACAGGGATAAGGTATCACGGGCGTATGCCATAACATCTTTATTTCATAATGGGCGTATATATGCTCCTCAATCAAAAATGTGGACAAAAGAAGTAATGGAAGAGGCTAGAACTTTTCCTACAGGTAATCATGATGACTATATGGATACCATATCGCAAGCATTGTTATGGATGCGTAATGGAGGATACATAGACCACAGTGAAAACACGTGGCTTGACAAGGCAGAGCAAAGAGTGTATAATAGAAAGCAAGTAGAACAAGCTAAAAATAAAAGCTTTTACTATTAGTAAGGATATTAAATGGCAATAGAGAAAAAAATTGATTTAACGGACGCAATTACCAGTGTTAAGATGCCTGGTGTTGATGAGGTGGAAGAATCAATAGAAGTAGAAATAGAAGATCCGCAAGCATTGGAAATAGCTAAAGCAATGGGTCTTGATGAAGAAGAAAAAGAATTAACGGATGAGTTTGATGAAAATTTAGCAGAACTTATGTCCGAAGAAGATTTGCAGGAAGTTGCAAATGATTTATATGACGGATATACAAGAGATAAGGATTCACGACAGGAGTATGATAACATAGCGGAAGACGGAGTTACTCTTCTTGGGTTAAAAGATAGCCCAGGTGACGAACCTTTTACTGGAGCATGCAATGCGACTCATCCTGTATTGGCTCAAGCCGTTGTAAAATTTCAAGCAAAAACATATAAAGAATTATTTCCTACTGAAGGTCCTGTACGTACACGCATCATAGGAGTGGAAACTCAACAAAAAATGGAACAGGCTAATCGTGTTCGCCAATTTATGAATTGGCAGACGCAAGTTCAAATGCCTGAGTATGGTCCAGAACTGGATCGTTTATTATTTTATGTTGCCCTTTATGGAACGGCATTTAAGAAAAACTTTTGGGACCCAACCTTGCAAAGACCATGCACTGAATATATTAAAGCAAGCGATTTATATGTAGATTATTATGCTTCCGATTTAGAAAGTGCGGAACGATTTACACACAAATACTCCTTATCATTAAACCAAATTAGAAAGCTTCAAATCGCGGGGATGTTTCGTGACATTGAAGTTGTAGAAACTCAAATTGAAGAATCAGCTGCGACTGAATCTGCCAATGAGGCAGTGGGAAGAAGCAAGCCTGGTTATACAGATGATGAAGTAGAAATTTTAGAAGTACACGCCAATGTAGATTTACCAGGATATGAAGATGAAGATGGATTAAAACTTCCATACATTGTTCATATGACAACTGATCAACAAGTTTTATGCATAAGAAGAAACTGGGATCAGCAAGATATACTAAAGAAAAAGAAAATGTATATCACGCATTATACAATGATTCCAGGATTAGGATTTTATGGCTACGGTTATTTACATTTAATCGGTGGCTTGACGAAAACAGCAACATCCTCCCTGCGCCAGCTAATTGATGCTGGCACTTTTGCTAACTTGCCAGGTGGCTTCAAGGCGCACGGTCTTCGTGTGCTTGCCCCTGACGAGCCTATCGCACCGGGGGAATGGAGAGAAGTAAACAGTCCTGCGGGGGATTTAGGAAAATCCTTGCAACCATTACCATTTAAGGAGCCATCGCAAACATTGTATAATCTTATGCAATATGTTACGAATTTGGCTAAAGAGTTTGCCGATGCGACAGACAGTGTAGTAGAACAAGGTTCTAACTATGGTCCAGTCGGCACTACAATGGCTTTGCTAGAGCAATCTTCAAAGCTGTTCAACGCTGTGCACAAACGCTTACACGCTGCTCAATCCAAAGACCTGCGTATTCTCGCCCGTCTCGATGGCGAATATCTTCCTGATATGTATCCTTACGAAGTCGCAGGTGGTGCACAGCAAGTTTTCAAGGAAGACTTCAATCTTAAAAGTATTGATGTCATTCCCGTATCTGATCCTAACATGCCGACTGAAGCACACAGGATCGCAAAGATAAATGCTATCATGTCCATTGCCCAACAAAATCCAGCTGCCTATAACATGGATCAAATCAGTATGGAACTGTTTGCGGCTATGGGTGTGGATGAACCGCAGCGATATTTAAAAAAGCAACAGCAACCTATGACGGCTAATCCAATTTCGGAGAACATGGCCGTAATGAAGGGGGCACCGTTGCAAGCGAGTCCCGAGCAGAATCATGATGCGCATATTGTAACGCACGGAACGCTTCTGCGTAATCCTGCATACAAGGATAATCCATCGGTGCAACAATTATTGATGGCGCATATCACGGAACACTTGGCTTTAAAGTACCAACAGGAAATGATGCAGATGATTCCAAATCCTCAAGTGCAACAAGCATTGATGATGTCTCAGCAACAAGGGAAACCATTACCTATGGAAATGCAGAATCAAATTGCCTTGATGGCGGCCAACGCTTCAGACAAAGTATTACAGCTTGATGAAGAGAAAGCTAGAATTATGGCGGGTGATACTGATGATAATAAAGCTGAACAAATAGAATTACAGAAACAAGATCTCGCTCTGCGTGCGCAGTCTGAGATGAACAGGCTTAAGATGCATGATGATAAAATGGATCTTGAAGAAGCGAAACTTATGACCACGGATGAAAACGAGGACGAGGATCGCAAACTTCGCATGAAGGAAGCTGAAATGCGATTTGCCAGTAACATGGCGAAAGATGCTGCCAAGACTATGGACGCGGCAGTTAAAATAACTAAAATATAAGGAGTATGTTATGCCATCAAAAGCAAATATGAGAAAGCCCGCGCTCCAAAGAAATAAACCTAAGGACAGCGCCGCAAAATTTTTAGCAGAAGCTAAAAAGAAAAAACAAGGCTACGCCGCTAGAGAAGACGAATCTTTAGGTATGAGACGTGGAAAAGAATCTACTAAGAAACAATCCATGAAAGATCGTAGAGATGAGTCCTATGGTAAATGGGGAAAACGTAAGGGCGGAGTTGTTAATAAGCCTAAACCAAAACCAAAAAAGTGGAAAAAATCATAAGTAATGCCTTTTAAGTCGGCAAAACAAAGGCGCTATCTTCACGCTAAACATCCTAAAATTGCTAAGAGATGGGAAGCGGAATATGGCGCTGCGACTAAAAAGAAAAAAAAGAAAAAGAAGAAGAAGAAATCATGAATCAATTCATTATAGATAAAGATGGAAAAGTAAAACCTAACAAAGGTTATTATAAAGGTCCTTACAAACCTAAACCAGATACTAAGCCAGAATATTTTAAAGGTCCCTATAAACCTAAGAAAAAAACAAAGCCTAAATATTATTTAACTTGAGTATAAAGAAATTATGATATGAGGAGAATGAACCAAAAAGACAAAAAGGAGGCAATATATGGCAGGGCCGAAACAAAAGGGTAGTAAAGCATACAGAGAAGGTTATAACATAGGCTATCGAAAATCTTCAATGTTTCCTAATTTATTTAAAAAAAGCGGAAGACGATTGGCAAAAGCTCAATTTGAGGCACAAGGTGGATGGAAACAATTTCTTCCTTCTAATGTAGACAAGTCACTTAAAGGTCAATTTGTGAAAGGTTTAAAGGCGGGAACTAAAAAATATTTTAAAGAAAAAAATGAATAGGAAAGACATCGACAAGAGGTTTGAAAGAAAAATGGTGCATGAGATGAAACAGGAGGATAAGGAATGGAAGTCGTGATAACGGTGTACGCCATCTGGTTCATAGGTGGCGTGATAATTCAGATTGCAGGACTGCAATGATTAAGAT